AACTGGTGACTTCGCCACAGCAGCCGAAGGGATATTAGCTGGCACAGCATTGCAACCATCCGACCCGACTCTTGAGTCAGTCACAGACAACGGATCAACAACTCTGAACAATATTCAAGTTGGCAGAATTGCAACATTACACCCAACAAATTCAGCAAATCATAATATAGCCACTGGTAATAGCAGCGCGTCTATTGGAGGCACCCAAAACCAAGCAACGGGGAACAGAACTGTAACTTTTGGTGGAAGATCAAACCAAGTAACTGGTAGTGATTCATCGTCATTTGGCGGTCTGAGTCAGACAGTAAAAGGACACGAAGCTGAAGCATTTGGTGGAACAAGCGTCACTCTAAATACAAAATACACAAACACAGTAGGGGGAGCTAATCATGTAGTAGGATTGGCAGCTTCGGGTGCTAGCACTTCAGTAGCAAAACACAGCATTACAGTAGGTGGGGAAAACTCCATCATTGAAGATGCACAACAGAGCGCAGTTGTGGCAGGAGATGGTCACAAAGTCCAAACTGGACATCACCGCTCTGTGATTTTAGGAGGGGCAAATATAACTTCTGACGCATCAGACACGGCATACGTTCCAAACCTAAATGTTGGCTCTGGCTTCAAGATGCCAACAGGCGCGGTTGCAAACTACGTTTTAACAACTGACGCAAACGGAGCAGGCACATGGCAAGTTGCTGGTGGTGGCGGTGGCACACCAGAAGGTACGTCGATTCTTTCTACTGGCGAAACAGGAGGGGCTAAGTTCTTACGTGAAGATGGGGACGGCACCTGCTCTTGGCAGACTGTTGCTGGCGGTGGTGGCGGTGGCACAGTTCAAGGAACTGATGCGACATACCAACTTGAAGCAGCTTCTTCCAATAATCCTGCTGGCGCACCAAATGCCAACGGCAATTACTCGGTGAACTTGCAGATGGAAACCGCTGCTGTAACAGAAGTTGCGAGTGGAACTGGCTCAACTATTAGTGGGGGTCAGTGGAACACAGCAAGCAATACTAATGCCACAGTCGGTGGTGGCGCAGAAAATACTGCATCTGGTTATTATGCTACTGTATCTGGCGGCAATAGTAATACCGCAAGCGGCTATAATGGCACAATAAGTGGTGGTGGTGGTAACACCGCATCTGGTAATTACAGCGTTATTGGTGGGGGTAAAAATAATAATGCTGCAAACGACTACGATGTTATTGTGGGTGGCTCCAATAACGATACATCAGCTTCTAGCTCGATACATAATTTTATTGGTACGGGTTCCAATAATACTGCTAGTGATTGGTATGGTTTGGGTTGTAATGCCGTAGTTACTGGAAGCACTAACTCTGCAAGTGGAGGCTACAGTTTTGTTGGTACTGGCAGAAGTAACACTGCAAGCGGTATGTACTCATCCGTTGTTGGTGGGACTAACAACACTGCAAGTGGTGAGCGTAGTGCAATTTTGTGCGGTGACGGCAGCGACACAAATTACAAAACTGGAGCCATGATCGTTGGAGACACGATCACGGCAGACCGATCCAACTGCACATTTGTAAACAACCTGTCTATAAAGAACATCCCAACTTCAGCAACAGGATTGCCAAGCGGAAGCGTTTGGAGTGATGGCGGCACGTTAAAGATTGTATAACCGAATATATTTGTTCAACATAGCTCCCACATGAGCAATAAAACAATACACATGATTTGCGGCTTACCCCGCAGTGGGTCTACGCTACTGAGTAACATCATGGCGCAGCATCCTGACGTCCACACCACCCCCACAAGCGCGTGTCACGAAGCTTTATTCGTGCTACGTAATAGCTGGAATCAGTGGCTAGAGCATAAGGCATCCAAGGACTTAGCGGATGATAAGAACCTACAGCGTGTCCTGCACGCAGCCTTACACGCCTACCACGATACTGACAAGCCCGTCATCATTGATAAGGGTCGCGGCTGGACAAGCCTACTTGAGATGGCAGAGTTTGCATTAGGCAGACAGGCTAAGATTCTAGTGCCAGTGCGGAACATCAGCCAGATTGTTGCAAGCATGGAGAAGTTACATCGTAAAGAAGCGCACAAGCGTGGTGATGTAGGTGACTACATTGAGGCACAATCAGTCAGAGGTAGAGCCAATGTTACTCTAGCTAAAAGTGGTGTCTTAGGATTAGCCTACAACCGCCTACAAGACGTAGCACAACGAGGCTTAGCAGACCGCCTATTGCTAGTGGAGTTTGATGCTTTGACATCTAAGCCTACAGAGACAATGGCACAAGTATGGGACTTCCTCGGAATGGAAGCACCAAAGCACGATTTTAATAATGTAGCTCAAGCCACCACTGAGGACGACTCAGTTCATGGGCTTGACCTACACACTATTCGACAAGAGGTGAAGCCTGTTGTGGATGATAGTCAAGAAATTCTAGGCACGGAATTGTGCCAGACATTAGCGGGTGCTGAATTTTGGCGACCCGCTGCACCAAGTAACCAATAACAAACAAACAACAATAACATGAGTGTATTAGACCAAACCCAACCAAACCCGCTGACACCAGCACAACGCTCCGCAAAGCAAGTAAAACGCGCCACATCACAAATGGCTTACCAATTAATCCAATCGTGGAATCACGGCTGGGATCTTATCTGGTCATCTGATGATCCTGCTGCTGTGCTTGCCGAACTCGGAACTGATGCTGGAGAGATCTTTGCCCTTAATGAAGACATCATCGTATATCTTAACACGACCCTCGCTGGACGTAAGCAAGATGAGCTTGATGCAATCAATGCCAAAGTCGCAGCCAAGCCAGCTACTACTGTAGCAGCAGACGGCTCAGTGACGATTGACTAATCTAAATTATGAAAACGACCCTAAACGAAATACTGAACCGACTCAAGCAAGAGTCAACATGGCGGGGACTTATTGTTGTCGCTACATTGGTGGGTGCCAAGTTGCAGCCAGAACAGATCGAAGCTATTGTCACGGCTGGTGTCAGCTTAATTGCAGCTATCAACATTCTTAAGAAAGACTAATACTCATGAAGTATATCATTGCACTATTAGCATTATCGCTTTCTTCCTGCCTACCTTTTGATGTCACTGTTACCTTAGGTGACGGGCAATCAATGGGTGGTGAAGCAGTCATTGATTACTCTGCTAAAGGTGGCCTCGATGTGGGCTTCAAGCCTGTCCTAGTAGACTACTCTGGCAAGTGAAAGTATGCATAGACGCAGGTCACGGAGGTAGTGACGTGGGTGCTTTAGGTCCATCAGGTTTGAGAGAATCTGACATGGCTCTTGATGTGTGTGAACGTATCAAGGTCATGTTGGACCCTGTTGTTGAAGTGGTAATGACTCGCACCAATGATACATACCTAAGCCTAACCAAGAGAGCGGATATATGTAATGCTGAAGGATGTTCACTATTTATATCATACCATTTTAACTCGGCTGATAGTGCGCTTGCCAATGGATGGGAGGTCTTTACCACAAGGAAAGACAACAACTCCGATAAGCTTGCCACGTGTATTGGAGAAGCCCACGCGTCCGAGTTTCCCAAACAGTTTGCTAGAATGGATTGGTCTGATGGCGACCTAGATAAAGAAGCAAATTTCTCCGTTATCCGTAGAGCAAACTGCCCAGCCGTTCTTATGGAGGGTGAATTTATACATAACCCACTGGGTGAGAAGTTCATAGGTGACTCGGATAACCGCAATAAAATGGCTCGTGCAGTGGCTAATGGGGTGTGCAAATACCTAGGATTTGGTCAACAGACAAAGCCCCCATTGACTTTAGAGGAAAGAGTCGCTAGACTTGAGAAGCACATGAATTTATCATAACATGGATATCTCAACTATCATATTAGAAGGCGGACCCCTAGGCGTAGCAGTCGGTGGATTATATTTTATCAGTAAGTTATTCCTAAAAACAATAAACGAACGGGATGAAGTTCATCGAGTCTTCCTTAAAGATATGATGTCTGAGGACCGTCTACTTCGTGAAGAAGATAGACAGGCTAGGCGAGAGGACAGAGACGCCCGCACCGCAGACCGCCAAGAACACAGGGAATCATATAGTAAACTTAGTAGTTCACTAGACAAGCTCGCCGCTGAGCTTAAGGCTAAGCCATAGAATTTTGTATTGGTTTTCTCAGAATAGTAGGTAGTATGTTGCTATGCCTCTGAGTAGCCAACGTCAGCGTTTCTCTATCTTCGTTAGCCCACGTAACGAAGATTTCTTATTCTACGAGAAAGTAGATAAGCAACGTATTCAGGAATCTATACCTGAATATGGAGACCCACACCCTGATTTTAGGAAGTATCCTAACCATTTCTTTACTCAAGCGGTCCAAGCAGATGAAGAAGGGCAGACCTACTTTTACTATTATGCTGCTAAACGTGATCATCAGGATGATTACAACTTTGAGCACTCGACTGTTAACCACAAGTCTGGAACCTACGATCAGGTAATACGTACCTATATTACTCTACGGTCAGAGTATGATGAGGATTCCCCAGCACTGGGCTCGCCGATGCCCATCGTAGAGGCAGACCCATTTGACGAAACAGACGAGTATACCCTAATTTCTAGGGAGCAATCACGAGTCGGCGAAACAGTAGGTATTTCTTCAAAGAGAAACCCAGACGAGATGGACTCTATGTTCGTTCTGGAAAAATGTCTCTACCTAAAGAGAGTTCCTATCACCACGACAGCGTATGATAAGAACACAGGCGCTCATATATTTACAACGACCAACCTCCTTCACCGTGACGAGACCCCTGAGGGATCAAGCTTAAGTGTAGGTAGTCTGCTGGCGGATGAGTCAAATAGTTTCTGGGACATAGATGAGGATACAGGTTCTCACAAAACAATTGAGCAAGTATCCGAGGAGTGGTTCTATGTTTCCTCTATACAGAATGGCGATGCCAACGAACGCAGGGTTTTTCTTTACCTGACGCCCAACCAGAATGACTTTGTCTTCTATGAGTTAGTAGATCGTAAAAACGAAAAGCTAGAACCATCTCCCTTACCTGAGTTTGGGGAAGCTCACTCAGAATTTACGGATCATAAGTTTGTAGCCGCAGTTCCCAACGACAACATTGGCGACTTTTACAAGTATTACTACGCCCGCGATAGGTTCAATGAAGACCAGTATAACTTCTCTGAGTCCTTTGTAGATATAGGAGGAGTCCGTGTATCCTTAGTCCGTCGCAGCTACGTCGTTCTCCGTGACTCATATGATCCTAATTCCCCAGAGGTAGGGGCGGCAATGCCTTCTGACCCCTCGAATAAGTTTACAGGTAACTACCTGCTCGTAGACCGATTACAACGTCCAATCGAAGACGAGACCCTTTCTTCCCTGTATGTTTCAGAAGAGCGGATATACGCCAAGACACCAGACACCCAGAATCAGGAAGGTAACTTCACGCTTCAGGAAGGGGGTTTAACTGTAACCCGCACGTGGATCGTGCCACGCGATCAAGTCGGAGCTTTCCCGCGACC